ACACATAAATGTGTTTTCCCTGTCGTTAATTGTGGCGCATTATTGGCCGGAAATTTTACCGAAGCAGGCCATTCTACTGTGCCAGACGTGTGCGTCAGCTCAAGTGTGAAGCTTCCCAACGTGCCAGATGCAGGCGGGTTGCTAAACGTGAATATCGAGTTGGCGGCAATTGTTTTTGTAAAATAATTGCCGGCGCTTAGGTCAATATCAAGCGCTGATACAGTTTCTACTGTCTGGGTACATGGACCGTTAACAGTTAGGCCACCGTTGTGAGTTGTTTTACTTGTAAAAGTCTGTTCTAGGCTAAATGTTTGCGCTACGTCTGTCTTCGCTGTGTCGGCGTCAAAAGCCTGTACATCGGTGCCGATTGCTAGGCCAAGCGTTGTGCGTTGAGCTGCAGCATTTACATCGTCAAGCAAAGCCCGACCAGCAGCAGTACAGGAAATTTCTTCAACGTCACCAGCGCCTGCTGTACTGCGGCCAAGAAGCTTATCAGTTCCACTGACATCTTGAATTTTAGCGTAAGTAACTTGACCGTTGGTTAAAGTAATTGCTCCACTAGACGCAGCTGTAATTCGGCCTTGAGCATCAACAGTAATCCCAGCAAGTGTGTAGTCGCCAGCCGCAACTGAAGTATCAGCCAGCTTTGCTGCTGTTACCGCATTATCGGCAATTTCTGATGTTGAAATTGTGCCGTTAGAAGCTGATGTTATCCGGCCTTGAGCATCAACACTAATGTCAGCTGCTGTATAGCTTCCAGCCGTAACCGCTGTATTGGCTAGTTTTGCTGCAGTAACTGCATCATTAGCAATCTCCGATGTCCCAATTGTTCCGTTAGATGCAGCTGTAATTCGGCCTTGAGCATCAATACTGATGTCAGCTGCTGTATAGCTACCAGAGGTAACTGTTGTATTGGCTAGTTTCGCTGCAGTAACTGCATCATTGGCGATCATGCCAGTAGCAACAGTTCCAGTATCACCAGTCGTTACCACCGTTCCGGTGGTGTTTGGCAGCGTAATAGTGCGGTCAGCGGTAGGGTCTGTGACCGTTAAAGTTGTCTCGTAATCGTCAGCAGTAGAACCTTCAAAAACAAGAGCGGCATTGTTAATAACCAAATTGCCGGTCATCGTATCGCCGGATTTGTCAACAAAATCGCCAGAAACAGCAAGCCACTGCGATCCGTCGTAAATTTTTAAGATGCTCGTTGTATTGGTTGTGTCTAGCCATTGTTCACCCTTTTCATTTCCGTCTTGCCCTGCTGCTGAAACATTGGGGGCTGTCGCTCCAACATGAACTGGCCCAACCTTTACAAGGTCGCCATTGCTGTCTTTAAAAAACAATCCAGGGGACGCCTGGTTGGTGTTTATAGCAATTTGGCCGTCCGACATCCCACTAGGGGATGGGCGTTTATGTGCGGTACTGCTCCGCAAATGCTGGAGTGCCATCCTTAACGCCTATCACTAGGCCGGAAATTATGCACCCATCCTAGCAATCAAAAGGTCCCGTCATCAAGCTGTGAAGTCAAAGCGACAGTACCAGTACTATTAGGAAGTGTTATCTCTCTATCAGCCGTTGGATCTGCCACAAGCAAGCTGGTCTCGAAAGAATTGTCTGTGGTGCCTTCAAAAACGAACGATCCTGTATTACCAATCAGCACTGTACCAGTAAAAGTTCCACCAGCCTTTGGCATCGCCAAATTGGCTAAGTCATAAGCTGTCTTTACGCCGTTTGGCGTGGCAGCAGTTATAGTACTGGAAGATGTAACACCATCGGTTAACTGCAGTACACCAGCCGCAGAAGTTGTGCCGGCAGATACTGTTAGCGCAGGAGTTGTCGTCCCGCTTGTAACGCCAAGCGGTGCTGTAACCGTCACCTCTGTAACAGTGCCACTGGTGCTTGGAACCCACTCAAGTCCAGTAGTTTGACTGCTGTTAGCACTGAGAACATAGCCATTATTACCAACCGCCAACTTGCCAAGCGCAGTTGATCCGCTTGCTGCAATTAAATCCCCTTTAGTGTATGAGGTTAGACCTGTGCCACCACGATCTGCAGCCAAGCTGCCAGCATTCATGTTGTTTAAATTTCGGCATTCATTGCTAACTTCCTCCAGCGCACCTTGCACGGTGGTTGCACCAAGATTTACCGCAGGAGTAAAGCTAATATTGGCAGCGGTTTGAGCAGTATATGTACTGCTGACATCAATTTCAAGCCATGTAGTACCAGTGGAAAGAATTAAGTCAGGCGGAGCGAGTGCAACATTTGGAGCGTTGCCAGTACCTGTTCCAAGTTCCGACACCACAAAATAATAATTAGTATTACTTGATGAGGCAGCAGGAATTGCGCCCCCAGCCGACAGACCAAGCGCAACACCTTCATCTGTAAGTGCACCAATTTGGTTTTGAGCAGCATCATAGGTTCCTGCAAGAATAATGGAGCCGGCTGAAATGCCCAGTGACTGCCAAACGTTGCCATCCCAAAGAAAAAAGTTTTTATCTAACGGGTTGAAATGAAGCTGACCAGTAAATGCAGCTATAGGCAAGGTTTCGCCAATGGACGCCGTTGATTTATTGCCTAACTTATTTGCCGTAATCGCATTATCTGCAATGCGCTCAGTCGCAAACTGACCAGACCCAATCTTTGCGGCATCAATATCAGGTATGTCGGCTGCAATAAGATCAACTGCTGCAGTAATGTGACCTTGTGCATCAAATGTAATCCCACTTTTTGTGGCACCAGTAACAGTATTGGTGTGATTCAGGGTGCCGCTTGTTACGGCCAGCCCTGTGCCAGGCTGAATAATGCCTTTTGCCGAGCTTGTGGCATCTGGCAAATCTGCAGCAACTAATGCGCGGAATGTTGGTTCTGCATCTGTCCCAGAAGTTGGTCCTGCAAATATCGTGTTTGCACCTTGTGTGTCAAGAGTTAGTGTAATATTTGCCGTAAATTCGTCGGGATTGTTTACAGCTACTGAAAGCGGCGTCGAGTCTGTAACAGTTACAGTTTGAATCCCAGCCTGTTGTGTCCATGTAGTCCCATCCCAGCGATATGCGATGCTTGTAGCTGAGTTAAGCCATCCCTGCCCAACAAAAGCACCTGAACCTGCTGGCGTCGAACTACTTACAATGCAAGTCGCTTGATCCCCAAGTTTGGCTTCATTAATTGCTGAATTACCGATTTTTGCAGTTGTCACAGAGCCAGTCTGCAAGTTGCTTTCGGCAACAATATTTTCTGATAAAGTCGTTGTAAAAGATTCAGTACCTGACCCAGAAACAGCACCAGTCAGCGTAATCGTTTGATCACCAGTATTTGTGCCAGATGATGTACCACTAAAGCTAGAACCATTTGTCCAGCTACCCGTTGAGGTAGCCAAGTCCCCAAGGCCAAGTGTGTCGCGCTGTGCTGCTGCGTTTACGTCATCTAAAAGTGCCCGGCCTGCATTAGTACAGGAAATTTCTTCAATAGTTCCTCCGCCTGCAGTACTGCGGCCAAGAATTACATCAGTGGCGCTAGTGTCTTGTAGCTTTTCATAAGTGACAGCATTAGTCGCGATATTGCCACTGAACACAACTCCTGCACCAAGTGTTGTTGCAAAACTTCCTGTCCCAGCGCCTGTTACAGCGCCTGTTAAGGTGATTGTTTGATCGCCAGTATTTGTGCCAGATGATGCACCAGAATGTGTTCCACTAAATACGCCGTTTTGAGTTGCAAGAGAGCCTAATCCTAAAGTTATGCGCTGCGCTGCTGCATCTGCATCATCTAAAAGCGCACGCCCTGCGGCCGTAAGGCTATAAACCGCATATGTATCAGATGCCGTCAAATAAATGCCTTGATTCTCTCCAGTTGCTAATCCTGAAATGCTTTGCAGACCAGCATCGTAAGCTTGAATATCTTGATTAATTTCAAGCCCCAAGTTTTGCCTTGCATTAGCAGCAGTTGAAGCACCTGTTCCACCATCGGCAATTGCAATATCTGTGATATTTGCAATCGAGCCGCCACTAATTGCAACGCTGGCGCTAGTTAAATTACCCGTAATAGAGCTAAATGTTACGTTATCTTCTGCACCAAGTTCAAGTGTGTTGCGTTGCGCTTCCGCGTTTGCATCGTCTAGAAGCGCTCTACCAGCAGCGGTGCAAGCAATTTCTTCTACGTTTCCACTTCCAGCAGAACTTCGGCCAAGCAGTCGATCAGTAGCTGTTACTTCCTGAATTTTTGTATAACTAACACTATTATCGGCCAGGGCAGAAGCCCCAATTTTGGTTACACTCCCCTCTTGATCCAACTTCTCCAAGTTGATACTACTGGATCCAAGCAGGTCGATTCCAGCGTCAATCAGGTTTTTGGCCGTAACCTTTTTGGTTTCAGAGCCGCTGATGTCCGCAATTGCTAAAACATCATTAGATGCGACGCCATCTTTTGACAGCTCATTGAGCTGAGTTATGCGTTGATCAGCCAAGGTTCAGCTCCGAATGCACAGACACATGCGCTTATTTTAGTCAAGATCTTCCTGTAGCAGGTAGTTGAGCGAATGTTCTACACGGATGCGATCCAGGTCTTGTTCTTTTAAGATGTACTGTGATGGTTTGCCCAAAACCAAACGAACCTCGCCTGTTGTCACAAAATCCAAAGAACAAGTAATAATTTCATTTGCTGCAACGCGAACGCCAGCATTGGTTACAACTGCAGTCAAAAGATAAAAAAGATTTTCAACGTTGGCGTCAACTTCCTTGTCGGTTAAATATAATGCGAGGTCAAACGCCGATCCAAGGTCCAAGCGCTGAATTAGCTGTAAAAGCAATTGCGGAGTTTCTTTCGCTCCCGAGGTGATGTAATCAAAAGCGCAATCAATGCGGCCAGAGCCACTAATTAAACCCGCTGCAAATTGTTTGCGAAAGTTGTCATTAAGTGTTGTTATGTCTATCGCCTCGCGATTGCTTTGAAATTCGTAATTAGTAACATTGCCCAATACATTATAGCCAACATCCCTGACTGAAAGACTTACAATGATGGGACTGCCGGTAAAAGTCTCAAGGGCAATTTCATTCGCTCTTGTATTGTTTACAGCGTCAGCAAATGTATTAAAAAGCCGTATGCCGCCTGCAGCATTGACGTTGATGAACGCGCTAAAAGTATCTAATGTTGTACCAGACGACCAATTGGTTTCAGGAATAAAATCAAGCCCACGGTTGTCCGTTGTTTGTATGTCAACCCTGTCACCTGTAAATAAATTTTCAATGGCACCTTCTACGCCGACACGATTCAAAAATACTGATACATCATCTGGACTAACAGAGGACGAAATAGTCCCAATCTTGGCATCAGTTCCGCGCCGCAAGCGTACATTGCCTTTTGTTCCAATAAAAAAGGTCATCAGCTAATTACATCCAAAAAGTCACCATCAACAGTGAATGTGATTGGTACAACACTAAGTTCCCCTGTGCTAGCTGAAACACTTGCCGATGTAACGTATGCATTAAATACAATGTCATCCTGTTGATTTGAACCAACGTTGAGCTCAAGCTTCACTCGTTCAGTTGTTTCAATCGATCCAATCTTCATGATTTTAGCCAGCAATTCAGTAAACTCAGTATATTCTGCACTTTCGCCATTCTCTAGCTTGTAATACACCAGCGTGGCACTTCCTGTGGCGCCTTTGACACCTGGCGTGAATGTATTAAAAGTGCTATCAATCGTATTCGTGCTTAGCAGTTCAACGGTCGTTTCAAGTGACCAGTCACGGATCTTGGCAACAGGCTTGGTCTTAAATACCAGTGAGCCACTTCTTCCAGTAAAAAAAGGCATAAAACGGCCGGAAACTTCCTCTAGTTTAACGTGTTTACGTCAAAATTGGCTGCTCTAAAATCGGCAATCTGTGCCCTTGGCTCATCGCTGCCCTCCGAGAAGCACGGATATTCCAAGGCTTTAACAGAAACTTCGCCGTCTTCCTCTATTGCTACTTCAGTCACTCGATACACTCGCTTTTTTGGTTTTTCAGTGCCCATTACAAACATGCGGCCAACATATCTTGCAGGCAGTTCAGGCACAGTGCCGTTTGATACAGAGTAGGTTCCTGAATCAACCTTGCCTTTTTGATAATCATAAAATAAAAAAGAATAACTTCCATTGCTAATTTGATCTTTTATTGGGCTGTTAAGTGCATTGCCTTGCATTACTACGCCTGTTGAGTAGCTGTCCCAGTCCTTGAGGCCGATGTCAACATAAATAAATGCACCTGGCTCAATTGCAGCTTCCGATGGAAATGTGCGAAATTCAATCCCTTTGCGAATCCAATGACGCTGATTTACAAGCAACTTGCCGAACATAATGGCCTGCTCTTTTTGCGTTATAAATTGACTTGCGTCAAACGTTTGGCGCACAGCTTCTGAATCCCTAACATTTTTTCTGCGAACTTCGACCGACTTGTTCACGCTAAAAACATCATCATGATTTGTCTGTCTGTAAATTACAGTTGCAATAAGTTCTTGTGTGCCAGCACCGTAGTCGAGGAACTCTTCTTTGAAACTATCTTCAAGAATGTTACCTGGTGTAAACAAAGCTGAAATGCTTAGCACGATTGGTTTGCCATCACTTTCAGCTGCCTTGCCTGCACTTGTTACAGGCACAGCAGGAATTAAAGTATCAGAGCCATTTTTGCGGGCTAATTCTAGTAAGCTGAATGGTGCATTTTCAGTCCAAAAAGATCGCCAAGAAGAAGCGTCTGTAATAACTCCATCCATGCAAATTTTTATGTTTCCACCTTTTTCGACAGGTAAATTATTGTTTACGCAAAAATTCTTTGCAAGCTTTAAACTGCTTTGATCCAATGAACTTGCTCGAGCGTACTTGGCTACGCCGTTTACTTGATCAAGGACAGTGTCAACAAAAATATCTGGTGCAAAACTTGTTGAAGATTCAGACCGACTAGTAAAGTTGTCCACAGTAAAGCATTCCTTACCTTTTGTTACAAACGCTGTCACATTTCTTAGGTCTCGTATGCCGCGCCCTGCGGTTATATTTACTGAAATCATTGATTGATTGCTGTATTTGTCAACGGTTGATTCTTTTTGCTGCTCAGTGACGGCAGTAATTGAAAATTCTGGTCCTGATTCATGACTAAATTGCACCTGCGTGTCAGTATTTACACTAAACATATCCCACTCATTTGTGAATCGAGGCCCCCGCTCTTCTAGCCTTGGAAATCCCCAGTCATTTATTGACGATGTAGAGCGCCCAAACCAAGAGAACGTAACATCGCCTGATGAATATTCAGCAGTTTGCTTTGAATTTTCAATAAAACCAAAACGCTTTTGCCCGTTAGTAAGTGTTTCGGCTTTTGCATCATAAACAGGGTCAAATTTAAAAGAATATCGGCTGCGCGTCTCTGATTCAAAATTTAATTGGTTATAAAAATCGCTTTCTGCACCGTGACGCACAACAAAAATCACAGGCAAAATGTTATATCTTGAATCAGCATCTTTCTTGTAAGATACTCGGAAAAAAGCCATGCGCCCCTTGATGCCGTTGTCTCCGTCTTTATAACCATCAGGTGCTTTTTTCTCTCCGTATTTTTTTTGTCTACCACTAATTCTTCTAAACAATTTAGACTTAATCGAAAATCTTACGCAGTCGCACTCATTAATAGTTTGATATGACGCTGACTCGCACTTGACCAAGCATTTAACGAAAAAGTTATTGTCCAAGCTCTCCTGATACTCATCATCAAAAACTTCTAACGTGCCGCGCACTTGTTTTAAAGCAGTTCGTTTTTTATCAATAAGATTTCTAAAGGCTTGTTTTATTGCTCTTGTTCCATTCTTGTCTGTCGCTTTGGCGTCTGGTGGTAAATCGTTAAGGCGACGCTCCATCGCTCTGACACCGCCGTTACTATAATTATTTTTAGTAAGCTCTGACTTAAATGCTTCTTTAGAACGTCGCAGTTTTTCGATATATTTGTTGCGTGCCACTGAAATCAGCTCTACGCGACGAGTTTCACGCTCTTCTAAGGCCAAAGTCAGCGCGTTTTCTTTGTCTCCATCGAATTCATCTATTGCTTCAGTTGCCTTACTTAAAACATTTCTTTGGCTTCTAGTACCTCCTTCATCGTCACTGAAAGAAGTCTTTTTTAAGCGCGCAGTTGGAGTAACTTTTGCGAGCTTTGATTTTCTTATTGCTCTTCTTATTTTTTTAATCAAATCATTTAGATGAAGGATCGTGCCTTCCTCTCGATCTTTTTCCAATGCAGCTTTTATATCAGACTTGAGGGGGTTTGTGCCGTCGTAAACTCCAGTTTGAATCTGATCTATTTCGCTATTTGCAACGTCTAGCTGACTCTGCAAACCAGCAGTGAGTTCTTGAACACTTAGCGTTGGTTTGTCGGCTAGAGACTCTGCCCGCAGCTGCTTTGTGTTTTCAATTGAACCAGCTCGGGAAAACGTTATGCTCTTATTGTTGCCGAATTCATCTTTCCAGCTAACTGTTTCATTGCCAGTAAAGTTGTATTTGTAAGCGCCAAATTCTATGCTAAGCCCTTCTGTTACAAGCTCTCCATCAACATCTCCATTGTTACTTAAAATAAGCTCTGCGCGTTCTAACTCTACTTCTGTATTTTCGTCAAGTTCAATCGGACGTTTTGTTGAATAGTTTGCAGTTGGCCTGCGTCCGCGTTCAATGCATTGAAAACGTGCCGTTACATCGCCAAGATCTACATCTTGATCTGGATTTTGTGTGAATTTTATTAATTTGAATTTTGCGGCGCCAAGCATGTAAGTGGCACCAAATGTAAGTGCTTCTGCTGTTTGCCTACGTATATCTTTTGCTACGCCTCTAGCTGCATCGTCTCCATCTTTATTGTTGCTGCTTTGAAACTTAATATCAATAGTTTCGTTTTTGTCATAGAATTCTCCACCCCCTGGCACCCAATTGCCTGATGTCAACCCAATATTTATTGGACCATCACGTTTTTCACCTTTTCTGTTGCGAGTTAGTATGGTTACATTAATAGGAATTGGATCATATACACCAAGAGACACTGAAGAAGATGGACTGTAGGCTTGGCTGTAACCTTCATAAGTGTTGCCTTGCGTAAGACAAACATTCGAAGAGCTTGGCCTTTTCAAGTTATCAGGAAACAAATCCAAATCACCATGGACTAAATCACCAAACTGAACATTGCCTGCCTTGCCACTTTTGTTTTTGTAAAAAATCCAAACTAAGCCTGGATTTAATGAGTTTAGTCCCAGCTGACCAAACGCAGTTTTTTGGGCGTCTATTTCTTTGATTTTTGATGCGCCAAGCACCATCAACAACTGCATAAATTGTGATGATCCGAAATTTTCAATTGCAGACCATACCAATGACCCAGATACTCGAACGCCACCATTACGATTTTGATCCGTATTGGTATAAACCAAATTAATTGGATCACCGTAACTCGCTAATTCTTGCGCACTGTTGAAACCAAATGTTGGTGCGAATCGTTGCTGACGCTGCCTGCGACGACCACGCGCACCAGGTATTTCCGGTTGTGGCATCAGCAGTGCTGCACCAACCTGAAATAAAATGCCGACAATCGTTAAAACAAGGGCGACTGTACCTGCTTCGTTGCGGACGTCTAGCGCTGTGCCGACCTTTGGATCTTTGTACTCCTGCTGAATTGCGACAAATTCTAAATACTGCTCTTTGCTGATGCCCAGTGATTCAATCAGCTGGTGCTCGTAAGGAAGCAGTCTTCTCATCAGTCCACCCAAAAATAGTATGCCTTTACGCGATCAACCGGCAAAGATACTACACGGCCACCTGGCGCAATGCAAATCACATGTTGATCAACAACTGTACCAAGTGCAGCATTGTTCGGATCGGCAAGCAACGCAACAGCACCGTCTTTTGGTACTTTAATGCGTTTGCCGCTTTGTAGCAACCATCGTGCCACATGGCGTGAGTTCAATGTTTCTTGCGTAAACCACCAATATGCCCAAGCAAATCGCTCGCTGTGATCTGACATATTAAGTCTTGTACGAATTTCGCATACCAACTGAAAACAATCAGTTTTGCTTCGGCCATCGCGTGGATGCGCTCCCCAGCAGTATTCAAGGCCAATTAAGTCATTCATAATAGTGACAGTGAAGATTCCAGTGGTAGGATCCCTACATTTTCTTCTGTCAATGAATTTGCAGGAAAGTTTGACGCAACTGCATCAAGTGCAGAGCTAAATCTTAACTCGATAGTATCTACACTAAATGACGCACCAAGGCCGATAAAAATTTCGCGTGGTCCGGTGTCGCCAAAGTCGCCGGATTGGTTTACAAAACGTGTGTCAAGTATCAATAAGCTTTTGCGGTTGCCCTCGCCTGCCTCAACCAGTCTTACCGCATACTCAATGGCAGGGAACAAAACCGTAATTTGATTGTTATCACCATTCAAGCTCGAAACGGATCCATTGATTTGAAATGGTGCAAAAGAAAAAGATTTGCTATCAAAAGTTTTAGAATCATTGACAAAATAATTTTGGAACCTATGTTCCTTCCCATTATCAGTTACTAAATCAAAAAATTGAACAATCCGAAGTTCTTGCGTCATATTTCAAGGTCTCCCACAAGGCTTACAGTAACATTACTGACTCCCTCTTTAACGCTTTCAATTGTTGGCGGTGCTGCGTAATGCCATTTAATATCTGACGCCCTATAAAACAAGTCTCTTACGAGCACATTCATGCCTCTAAATACTTTGTCTGGCAAACCAAAGCTTTCAAAAGTTCCTTCTACTGTATTGTAGTGATTCATTATAATATCAAGGGTTCCACTGCCACGCTGCAGCTCAGTAATGTCACCAATATTTCGGAATTGAAGCTCGAGCCTGTATCCAGTTTGTTTGTTGCCAAAGTTACGACGAAAAGTAGCGCCAGACAAAGCTCGATAAACTTTATTTGGGTAATCACCCATGGTGAATTGACGAGTCGTTGGCTTTATTTCTGGGAATTTCATTATGCAATTCCGACGCGAGCTCGGGTGCGAGGGCTATTCTGCATTCTATCAAGCGTCATGTTCATGCCACGCTTGGCACCATCGCTTGCAGCTTGACGGCGAGTCGTTGCCATCGCTGCCTCCAACTGCTCACGGCTAACAAATTCTTGGCCGCCGATATTGGTGGTTTCAAACGTGAAGTTCATCGCTGGTGCGTTACTCACTGGTGAACGTCCCATCAACTGGCGCATGTCCTCGTTTCGCATGACGCCGCCGTTGCTGCTTGGTACGAAAAGTTC